GGCCAGGCAACGCAAGACATCCTTAAGGCCATTGAAGAAGTCTTAGCAAGCGTTAATAGAAAGCTGGTGCAGTAATGGCCGTATTTATTCCCATTGTCTCTGAGTTCAATTCCAAAGGTATTGAAAAGGCTAAGAAAGAGTTTGCATCCTTAGAGGGCGCTACCGCTAAGGCTGGCTTCGTAATGAAGAAAGCCTTTCTGCCTGCCGCTGCAGCTGTGGGCGCTTTGGGCGCTGCACTGTTTGACGCGGGCAAGGGTGCAGTCGAAGATGCAGCCGCACAGGAACTACTCAGCAAAGCGCTGAAAAATAACACTGCCGCCACTGATGCCCAGATTAAGGCAAATGAGGACTGGATTAGTACGCAAGGCAAATTGCTCGGCGTGACCGATAGTGACCTGAGGCCAGCGATTGCAAAACTCGCCACCCAGACAGGCTCACTCGAGAAGGCCCAGCAAGGCGCCGCTCTCGCTATGGACATTGCAGCGGCGACAGGTAAGCCACTGTCTGCAGTTAGTGATGCACTTGCTAAAGCGTATGGTGGCAACACTAAAGCGCTTGCCAAGTTAGACCCGAAACTTAAAGACCTGATTAAAGGCGGCCTAGACGCTGAAGGCGCTATGAGTGTGCTAGCCGATACTTTCGGCGGTGCTGCATCCACCAAAGCAAACACGGCAGAGGGACAATTTCAGCGCCTAAAAGTTTCACTTGACGAAACTAAAGAAACCATCGGCGCAGCGCTCCTGCCAATCATTGAAAAGGTCTTACCTTTCCTTACTCAAATGGGCAACTGGGCTAGCGAAAACACGGCAGTATTTTTGACTGTTGCCGGGGTAATTGGTGGCATCGCAGCTGCCATAGTTTTAGTCAATGGCGCTATGACCGCTTGGACTGCAGCCACTACAGCCTTTACAGCAGTGCAGGCCGCCTTTAACGCTGTGATGGCTCTCAACCCGATAACGCTCATCGTCATTGGAATTGTGGCGCTTGTGGCCGCTTTGGTCATTGCATACAAGAAATTTGAAGGGTTTCGTAACCTTGTAGATGGCGTTTTCAAATTCCTTAAAACTGCTGTAGGTCTTTGGGTGGATGGCGTAAAGCTTTACTTTGGCACTGTCTACACAATTTTTAAGACACTCTTTAACGGCATTGCCAGCCTGTGGAATAACACCATTGGCAAACTGTCTTTTAAGTTCCCTAGCTTTGTGCCTGGTCTTGGCGGTAAGGGCTTTGATGTCCCTAACATTCCTCTGCTAGCAGAAGGGGGCATCGTGAATTCGGCCACCCTCGCAGTCATTGGCGAAAAAGGCCCCGAGGCCGTAATCCCATTGTCAAAGATGGACTCAATGGGTGGCAACAATGTAACCATCCAAGTAAGCAGTGCAGACCCCCAGGCAGTAGTAGACGCCTTGCGCCGATACATGCGCACCAATGGCGCTGTGCCCATTCGAGTAGCAACGGCAATCTAGATGGCTCTCCCGACACTTACAGCAGTAGGGCCAAGCTCTAGCTCTATCGGCTCAATTATTGGCATGACCTGGACTGCTGGGCGCTCTGCAAAGTCTGACCAGTTCAGCGCAGGCAGGGGCTCTATTACTGTCCGAAACCCTCAGACCTTGCCTGCAGCAATCGTGCTGGAAGCGCTAGTTACTCTCAGCATTAACAGCCAGGCAATCTGTGCCGGGTATGTAACCAACATTCAGTATGAATACGGCATGGTTGCTAATGAGGACATCGCCATTATTTCCCTTGAGGGCTACATTGCGCGCCTAGGTCGTGGCTACCTTAAAAACTTTCTTATGGGTGGCGGGTCTACAGGTTTTGAAGCCACCAGAGTAGGTAACGCTTTGACAGGCGATAGCGCCACTGTTACCGATGTGGACACACGCTCTAACACCTCGAGTGGCTTTATCACTGGTGACGCTGGCAACATCATTAACCAGCTAGTCGCTACTGAGCAGGGCAGACTCAAAGAGCAGGCCTCAAGCCTTCTCTTTTACGGCCGTGATGTCACCTTTGACGCAAGCCAGGCGCCCACCTCTTACACGGGCTTTAAGTTCACTGATAGCAACCCTGCAGGCACTGGCATTGCCTACGATGTCGTTACTTTTGCCAGCCTGACCGATAACTACTTCACTCAAGTGACTGTGACCCCTGAGGGCCTGAGCACTGTGCAGGCGGGTGATGGGGCGCGTAACTTGCAGATTTCTACCTATGACGAATCAGACGAGCAAGCCCAGAATTTGGCTGATTACACACTTGGCGAATTTGACACCTCTACAAGTGTGCCGGTGAGCATCACCACCAAAAACAGCCTTAAGTGGCTTTTAGACCCTGCCAAAGTAGTTGCTGCAGGCGTGGGCTACCGCCTACCTATTGAGCTCAGAGGCACCACCTACAACAGTGTTATTGAGGGCTGGACTGTCACTGCAGACCCTGACGATGTGCGCTATTCGTTCAATGTTTCTGGCTACCCACAAAATAACTTTTTCATTTTGGATGACCCCATTTATGGGCGTCTTGATTTCAACAAGCTCAGCTTCTAGATAGGTAAACTAACGCTATGGCAACCCCACCAACCTTCTCTGCAGGCGCAGTCCTGACGGCCGCACAGATGAACCAGCTCGGACTATTCCTAGTTAAGTCTCAAACGGTGGGCGCTGGTGTCGGCTCTGTTTTAATTACTGATTGCTTTAACGCAGATTTTCGGAATTATCGGGTTGTTTTTGAAGGCGGCGTTCAGTCTGTAAACGACAACGCATTGCAGTTACAATTTGCTGCTACAGCTGGCCATTATGCCTCAATGCGTTATGACGCTTACAGCGGAGTTGGCTCTTCAACTCTTCCTAGTTTTAACCAAACTTTTGCTTATTTTGGTCTTAGCGGTCAAGCTAATCAATGCACTTTTTCAATAGATGTTTACGCTCCAAATCTCCCACAAGTGACTAAATACTCAGGAACATTTACCAGCAACAATTTTTTTGGTACTGGTGGTGGCGTTTATTTTAACTCTGCACAACTCACAGGATTTACGATTATTTTCCCAGGTTTTACTAACACGGGTGGCACTGTCAAAGTTTACGGATACAGGAATTAACACATGACGGAAGAAAAAAAAGCACCTTTGATTCAAATTGGTGATGAAGTAAGAGAGATGACCCCTGAGGAGTTAGAGAATTATGAAGCGCTTAGTGCTTACGCTGTGTCTCTTGACAACCCTGAGTAGTTGCGCTGACCGCATCCGAGAAAACTGCGAAACCACAAAAGCCACAGGCACATTTGAAAGGCGCTGCCCATGAAACCAGAAAACCGCCTCAGCAATGAGGAAATAAAAGCCCGCCTAATCCTCATTGTAGGAATTGCGCTTTCCTTCTCATTTGTTGCAGCCATCGTTTCACTTATATTCGGACTGCTATTTGTGGTACAGCCTCTGGAACAGAGCCCCAATGACTCGGAGGCTTGGGCCGTACTCAGTCCTATGCTCATGACCCTTGCAGGCGGCCTAATTGGACTACTTGCAGGCAACGGCCTGAAAGACAAGCCCAAAGACCCACCAACAGGGACACCAGTACCATGAGCAACCGCCCTTATCCCTACTACCCAGTCAAAGAGCCAGGTAAAGGCAAACTTGCTGGCACTGAAAAATTCGTAGAGCTCTGCCGTAAGCGCTGGGGCTTTACCAATCTGGGCACATTTGTAGTGCGTAACATGCGCGGCAAAAAAACCCTTTCAGTGCATAGCCTCGGGGTTGCTGGCGATATCGGCTATCCAGCCACTCGAGATGGCAGGGCCAAGGCTCGTGAGGCGTGGGATTGGTTCTTAGAACACTCAGAAGCGCTCGGCCTCTGTGAGCTGCATGACTACAGCTTTGGCGAATTCGGCAGGGGCTACCGGTGCAGTCGAGGCGAGGGCGTTAAAGGCGTGAAGGTCTATCAAAACGCCAAGGAAAGTGCAGGCTCAGGCGGGGCGTGGTTACATTTTGAGCTTGAAATGGACATGGCCAAAGACGCTAAAAAACTAGAGGAAGTTTGGCGCTCCCTGCCTAAGCCTGTTAAGCCTGTAAAGCCTTAAAGAACTGCTGCGCCGCCTTCCGAACTTGGCGCGCGGCCTAGGTGGTGGGATTCGTTCACCTTTTTCCGATTCCCACCACCGCCCCCCTCTCTTGTGTATAGTTTCGCTGGGCGCTCGGAACGCCCCCGAAAGGTAAACCATGACACAACTAACTAACGGCTATGACCCCCGCTATGACTTCAAAGTAGACCTCGCTTACGGCAAGGCTGGAGAAGCTGAACTAGTCGAATTCTTCAACGCTGTACAAGGCTCCTCAGTAGAGGTAAAGTCCGATAGGTACAGGAATGGCAGAATGGCTGTGGAGACTCAGCAGAAGCCCGCTCATGGCTTCTGGAAGGACTCTGGCATTAATGTGACGCAGGCTCAGTGGTGGGCTTACCGCTTTGGGCCTGGCTCATTTGTCCTGGTATCTGTGCCCCGCCTTAAAAAATATCTGCGCATGAATAGGGACTTACTGCAGAAGCGGGACTTTGCAGCAGGCTCAGATAACCCCTCGAGGGGCTTTGTGCTCATGCCTGACCAGGTGCAGGAGCTCCTCACCTCTGAGTGGTACGACTGTGACTAGTCCCCAGTACCTCGGCTATAGGGAACTATGGTCTAAAGACAAGACAACACTGGTGCAGGTATTCACTGACCTGCAAGGGCTGATTCTGAGCATCACCGTGACTACACGGCCTGACAGAGACTCAGACTGGGGCCCATCTACAGAAGTGGCAGAGATTGATTAAGAAAATTATGCCTTTAATCGTTTTATTCGTTTTCGCAGTTCCAGCCCCAGCGCAAGCGCAGGCTAAAAACTGCCCTCAGTGGGAACCGCTACTTAGGAAGCATTTCCCCGCAAAGCTTGTGCCCATTATGAGCAAGATTGCTTATCGAGAAAGCCGCTGCAACCCTAAAAGCGTTAGCGCGGTAAGGAAAAGCACCGGGCGCCCAGATGTAGGGCTCCTGCAGATTCAGGGGAGCTGGCAGACCGTCACTAAGCGAGTCTGCAAAACCACTAATGTGATTCGTTCTCTGCAAGACCCAGTGTGTAATGTCAAGGTCGCTGGGTACCTGTATCGGAATGGTGGCTTGGGCCACTGGCGGGGAACCTCAGGAAAATAGAAAAAGGAAACATGACAGATTTAGAAACAATCACCACGCTGGAACTACTCAGCTACAAACTTGATGAGGACATGCGCTTTGAGGAGCGTGACGCAGTGGACTACGCCATAGCAATTATGCGTATGCGCCGCCACCCATCATTAGACACCACCCAGCCCAAATTTGATGTCAATAACGCCATCCACGAGATTGCAAACTTCATGGCCAACCAATACAAGCAGGGCATCTAATGGGCTTTGACCTTGACTCCTACGAGCCAGTAGCGGTACGCCTGGCGCGCCTACTGGACACACTCAGAGGCAAAGACCTTGAGCCCCGCATCGTTACTGTGCTTCTCTCAGAGCCTGGCGCTGATATCTGCATCTTTAGGGCTGAGCTGTGGCTAGGCGCAAACCTCATGGCCACTGGCCACGCTGAGGAGGTACGAGGCGCAGGCAATGTAAACCGCACAAGCCATGTGGAAAACTGCGAGACAAGCGCTTTGGGCAGAATGTGTGAGAGCTACTTTCCTACTGCCAATCTGGAAAAGCGCCCATCCCGAGAAGAAATGCAGAAGGTTCAGCGCATGTCCGGTAATACCACCATCACTGAGAATGGTGACTTGGCGAGCGATAAGCAGCGCAACATGATTAAGGCCGTATGCAAGTCACTGGGCAAGACCCCGCCTGTGGAGCTGCAATCTTTTACTAAGCGCCAGGCCTCGGCTTACATTGACCAGCTAAAGCAGATGGAGGCGGGCAATCAGCCAGCGCCTGCCGTTGAGTACGACACCCCAGAGGAGCCTTTCTAATGGATAACGGCACACAACTTGACTACATAGCAGACCTGATGACAGAGCGAGAAGCACTGCTTAAACAGATTCGACAACTTAAGCAAGACCAGAAGCGCTGGGAGCGCATAGCGCGCAAAGCCTTTGAGATGCACCCAGGATGCCTGCCAGGATGCCTAAGAGCCTGCATGTGTGACTGTGGCTATGAGCTGTATTTTGCTCTTACTCGAGATGAGCAAAAAAATGGCTGAGGAAATTGAAATCTGGCGAAAACTTGCCGACCGAATGTTTGCCGAAATAGTAAAAGACTGGTGCTGGCACTGTGGAGCAGAAATGACTCGTGATTATCGAGTATGTGACCTAATGGATGAATACAGACAAGCAGTAATAAATAGCGGGACTCGCAGTGAGTGAGTTTCTAATGTTTCTGTCGCACAGTGCTTTTATGGCTGTGCTAGGTGGCTGGTTCGCACTGAGGCATCGTGAAACAAAATAAGACCATCACAGAGCGCATTTTCCAAGACCAGGTGCGCACTTTGGCGCTTATGAATGGCTGGCAGTTCTTCCACCCATCACCTGGGCAAGTAAGGCCTGGAGTGTGGCGCTCAGACTGTAAGGGTTACCCAGATGTCACTTTGGCGCATGAGTCGAGAGGGCTGATATTTGCAGAGCTCAAACTTGACAAGGGCAAGGCAAGCCCAGAGCAACTTGCTTGGCTTAAAGCGTTAGCGCCTTATGCAGAGGTTTACATATGGCGCCCAGCCGATTTAGACGACATCGCCAAGCGCTTAGGCCGCACAAGATGATTCTCTTAGTTTCCTGGTATCTGCTAATCGTGGCTATCGGCACTGCCATAATCGTTGGCATACGCAAGGGATAACCTCCCCACACAATTTAAAGACTCATGGCCTCGTACGGAATTGCACTGTGCAGGTATTTCACACCTGGGGACAGGGGTAGACGAGGCTAGCCCTACACGGCTAAGAGCTTCGAGCAGAGTATGAACTTCTAAAACACGATGGTGACGGCCCTACAAGGATTCAAACGGCGACCAGTGGAGACAACCCACAAACGGCGGGAGGGACACCTAGCTCAGACTCTCTCACTAACATGAAACCAACCGCAGCGAAGCAAGGGCGGTAGCAAAAAGGAACACATGGCAGGCAACAGAAAACAAACAGCACAGTACAGAGCCAACAGAGCAGCACTCCTAGAAGGCAAGCCTGACTGCTACTGGGGATGCGGGCGCCCAGCCACACAAGCAGACCACCTCTTAGAGCATGACGCTGGGGGAGATGACTCCTCAGCCAACCTCGTACCAGCCTGCGCTAAATGCAACAGCTCCCGAGGCGCCCAATATGTCAATCGCAAAACCGCACAAAGACAACAAGCACGAAACGCCGCTCTAAACGCAGACCCAAAAATCACTCAAAATGACATTTTTTTAGGAGAAGTAATCACCCCGAGCAAGCTTCCCCT